ATGGCGTCAATTGCTAAGCTAAACAAAGGATGGCGCGCCCAGATCGCGACTCAAGGCACACGTGAGTCCAAGGTGTTCGCTACCAAAGCCGAGGCGGTAAGCTGGTCAGCCAAGCGTGAAACCGAGATCCGCGAGGGTGCATCGACCGGCATCCAGCGTGGCCGAACCCTCGACGAGGCGTTTCGTCGCTACGAGAAAGAAGTGTCAATTCACAAGCAGGGCAAGCGATTGGAAGTCCTGCGGATGGCCGCAATTGGCCGGACCGAAGTTGACGGTGTAAAACTTTCCGACATGAAGTTGTCGGATATTACGCCTGAAATTCTGGGTAAGTGGCGAGACCATCGCCTCAATGTCGACAAGGTCCTTGGCTCGTCAGTTAATCGTGACCTCAACTTACTTTCACACGTGTTTTCCTCTGCCGCGAAAGAGTGGAAATGGCTGTCAAAGTCTCCGACAACCGATGTGCGCCGGCCTGATGATCCGCCTCCGCGCGACCGCCTGTACACAGAAGACGAGATCACGCGCATCTGCCTCGCTCTCGGCCTAGACCAGGACGACACAGCGCAGGCTGACACTGTGAGCCAGCGGGTCGCCGTTGCTTTCCTCTTCGCGATCGAGACCGGCATGCGCGCAGGCGAGATATGCTCCCTCGTCCCTAGAGATGTCGCCGGCAAGGCGGCAACGCTGCAGAGGACCAAGAACGGAACGAAGCGTGCTGTAGCCCTTTCGAACCGCGCGGTCCAGCTGCTGAAATTATTGCCGGCAGTTGAAGAAGATGAACCCATGTTTGCGGTCACCTCAAAATCCCTGGACACTTTGTTCCGGAAGGCGAAGAAGCGGGCCATGATCGAGGACGGTACTTTCCACGATACGCGCCATTTGGCAATCACCAGGTTGGCGAAAAAGCTGAACGTGCTGGATCTTGCAAGGATGGTCGGTCACCGTGATCTCCGCCAACTGCAGGTGTACTACAATGAAACGGCCGAGGAGATCGCCAGCCGTCTGGACTGAGCAAGACACCCCCATGATGCATGGGTGCTTTCATCTATGACGCTCCGCGCTTGAAGTGAAATCCTACGCCAAATCCTACGCCAAAGAGTTAGGTGATTGAGGTTGAAATTTTGGCCATGATTCGCACATACGCTCGACACTGATGGACTGGATTCCCCGGGCCTAGCATAGAATGGAGCGACCATGAAACATAATGAACTCATCCTTAAAATCGTGCGCAGCGACCCAGATGAGGACTGGAAGCGCATCGAAGATTCTGAGGAATCGATTTTCGTCTACCTCGAAGATGTGAATCTTCGTATGGAAAGCAAGCATGGCGAAGAAGACGAGCATGTGGACGACTTCCGGGAACCTTGGGCCAATAAATTTCCCGATTCGCGCGCGCGAAGCTACTACGTTAATGTGTACTACGGAGCGACGCTGATCGAACGCGTAATTCTGGTTACAGTCGACGGCGGGCGCGCCCGCTTGCCGCTCCCACGGATTGGCTCGCTGTCGGTTCCAGAACTTAACCTTGCGGTTGCGCGGGTGTTTGATGTTCCCGGCACGTTGACTGACTACATGAATCGCGCCGGCCTGGTTGCCGAGTAATTCTAGGACAGCCGGAGCGACTATTGTTTCCGTTGCTCCGCTTTAAGACCCAGCCGAATACTATCTTCAATAACAGTTACGAGGTGTCACATGCCCATCGAAAAACATACTTTAGCAAAAGCAATTTATGACAACGACAATGGGGAAAGTGATTTCAGTGATCCAAGTGGGGAAGTAACCGATCAAGCTGCTGGAGCGATTGGGCTCGCAGCCACTCTTAGCGGATCAAGTGTTCAAGAAATTCGCGATGAACTGACAGTCTTTGCTCAGAGCGAAGACCAGGCAAACCTTGACGACGACGAACTTCGATACGGTGAGCTGAATGAGTATAACGAATTCCCACACGAAGCAAACGGCAGTTGAGCGAACTTAAGCCCAGCATCGTAAGCTTGGGAAGTTGCTACTAGAATCCGTCAACCATGCGGCATTGCAGACATTTTCCGCTCCACAAAATCCTCTGCGAAGCCTGCCTAATCGGCAGTATCCATGCGGGCTCAAATGACTTTGTGGAGCAGGCAAATGACTGAATCGCTATCGCTCAACCATCACAGACCACTCTTGGATATAGGCTGGTCCTGCATCGCCCTGTGGCCGTTCCTCACCTTTGAATAGCATGCCATGACCGTGCATGGTGACTAGCTTGGCGTCGTACAGCTGTGGCAGCAGCGGGTCGGCGACCTGGGAATCGGGTGCGCTCACGTTGGCCACGATGGTGCCGGCCAGGCCGTAGACCCGCACTTCGCCCTGGACATATTCCGATCTGGCGATATCGTGATCCGACAGGCGCTTGCCGCCAGCGCGAAGACGTTTGACTTTTCCGTACATGAGCCGAGTGTAGCACCGTTGACGCAGCGCAAGGTCGGGGCGGCAATGACCTGCGATGCTCTGCGAATGAACAGACGACCAGACCGCCTCACAGCCCTACGCATCGACCTTGCGATCAATATCGCGACGGCGCACGGGATCCAGCTCGGTGCCGCATACCTCTGCGATATTGGCGTGCCGATTGAGGTTGCCCACCGGGTGCTGCTCAGGCCGGCTGAACGCCGAGGGTCGCGCGCAGGGCCAGAAGCTCAGCCTCTACCGCGTGGAGTCGCGCAAGCTCCTGCTGGCTGATGAACTGCAGCGGCGACTGATCGACCGACCCGCGATGAACGTCGCACACGTGCGTCACTCCCTCGGGTGTATGGGCGTGAAATTCGAGGGTGCTCATTGTGCTCTCAACGCCCGACAGGCTTCGAACCGTTCGACGACGCGCTCGTAGCGCCGCACGAGTCCTGCAACATCTGCTCCGTCGCCGAGAATCGCTGCAGCATCCTCCGGCACAATTGCCAATCCCTGTTCGTCAACAACAGGTCCAGCGGCAGCGGGTCGATCACCGGCCGTGGCGACGGCTGGTACTGGCCCTGCGGGGCAGCGCAGGCTGTCAACGCCAGCGCGCACGCGGCGCTGAGCATCTTCGAGGGATTCAGCATGTTTCTTCTCTTGGGTGAGTGCTGCGACGTCCTTGTCGCGAAGCTGGGCGCGCAGGGTGGTTTCGGTTTCACGGGCCAGTGCTGCCTGGTGCTCACGCTGCTCAGCACCGGCGGCAACAGCCGCGTCCCAGCCGGCCTGAAACTGCTCGGCGCCGTAGTGGCGCGCGCCGAGCCAGGTGGCCACCACCAGGAACACCACGGCCAAGGTCGCGCCGAGCAGGCGCTGCAGCGCGCTCATGGCAGGCTCCGGTCGACGTCGTACTGGGCCATCTTCCGACCCTGCATGACAGCGATCAGGGTGTCGGCATACTTCGGGTCGGTGGCGTAGCCGGCCTTGGCGACAGCGCGCGCCCAGCCCTCGCCCGTCGTCTCTTTGAAGCAGGCGGCGTAGCGCGGGTTCACCTTGAAGAAACTGGCGCGATCAGCCAAGCATTCGTCCAGGGTCGCGTAGGCGCGGAATTTGTCGACCATCCCGACCCGCTTGCCGTCGAACACTTCATGCGTGTCGAAGCTGACCGTCTTGCCCTTCCACGACCTGTCAGCCTTGATGCCGAACAGGTTGTTGCCGGGCGCGCGGGTGCCCCAGCCGGATTCGAGGGCGGCTTGGGCAATCGTGAACGACGCCGGGATGCCGGTGGCGCGCTGGCAGGCCTGGGCAGACGGCAGCAGCAAAGCAATGAAGGCACTAGGCGGCATGGTCGTCCTCCTTCCGGGGGGCGTCCACTGGCAAATTGAACTTGGTGTTTGCCAGGCTTTCCAACTTGAATAGCGCCCTGCTACCCATATGGGCCATGATTCCCACCAAGGCATACTTAAGCGATGTCGGCGCGTCGATGTAGTCGCACAGGTGCGCCGTAACGATTCCGGTAAAGCCCGAGATGCAGAGCTCGCCGACCAGCTCCGTGATGTTCCAGGCTCGCACGTGCCCTTCACGCATCTTACGAACGAAGGATGCCCATCCGCCCCAAAGGGACAGGCCAATGAGCAGCGCCCAACTTGCTAATGCATCGTAGTCGAAGCCGCCATTTGGGGATGGACTCATGAGAACCTTTCAGGAGAATTATGTGATGTATCGAAGTGCACAGTCTCCTTGGCTCGCCGTCTCATTTCTAGGAAAGTTGAGACTAATTCGAAACCTCTGCGGCAGAAAAAACCCGCTATCAAGCGGGTTTGTTAATGAACTTGATGGCACTAGCCAGCGTGCCCGGGTCGTATCGCCAGGGGTCCGGAATGCCGAGCGCAGCAGCCACGGCCTCGGAGCAGAACCAGCGCTTGATGCTGTGCCCGACTGCTGCAATGATGAACTGCAGGTTGCCACGCAGATCGTACTTCTGGCCGCGATGCTCAAGGAACCAGGCCTCCGCAGCGGCCTCGAGCTCAGCCGGCAGGTCAACCAGATCCCACTTCTCCGGATCGAAGTCGATCAGCTTCCAGCGAACGCCGCCGTCTTCGAAGGAGGAAGACCACGAGCGACCGGACGACAGGACCAGCTCGACATGCGAATACGGCGACTTCGTCCACCAGCGAACCAGGCGGTTATAGATGCCGGCCAGTCCGGGGCGAGTGCTTTTGTAGAAGGCTACCTGCATGTCATCACCATTGGATGGCCGCGATCTCTTCCGGCGTGCTGGCGGCGGCCAGCTGCGCTTTCAGGTTCTGCGAGTGGTTGAAGTTCTCGGTGCCTTGGGCGGTCATCGAAGCGTACATGGCGCGGAAGGCGTCGACATCGCCGAGCGGCAGCATGGTCTTGTCGGTAGCCTTCCAGCCGCCGGGAAATCCGGCTGGGAAGTCGCCACAGAGCGCAATGTGGTTCGCGACCCCGTCGATGTCGGAGCGAGACAGCGCGTCGCAGGCGATCAACTTGCCGCCGTGCGGGAACGTTGATGCGTTCGCCGCGGCGCGCCAGCCGTCGATGTCGACGTTCTTCGCGGCTTTCAGTGACGGCAGATCAATGTTCGCGCGCGCCTCGAGCTCGACAACTTCTTCCGGTGTGGCGTCGCGCATGACGCCGTTATCGTTGACGCGCATGTCAGTTCCTTTTTCCGTAAATGCGGATCTTCCCGCCCGTGAAGTTGCCAGCGTTGTAGAGTGAAATCTGGAATCCGCTCGCTGCATGGTTGCCGGTATAAAGCGCTACCTCAAGCGCCGCCCGGTACACAGTCGCGCTACTACCATTCAGGCCCTGCGTGGATCCTGAATAGCGATATCCCTTGGGCGTAGCAATGCCATTCGCATTTGAGATTTCGATAGTTCCCACACGCGGACTGGCGGACAAATAATTGCCAATCGTCCAGCGTGTATCCATCACCGTTTGCTCGGTCCCGTGCCCACCAGGGGTCGTGTACGCCGTTGCGGACGATGCTGCACCTGCGTTTGCCAACCGAATGCAAATTGCATTGTTATTGCTAAGCGTTACGCCATTCAATTCGATCGTGTAGTTGTCGTAGAGCGGCGAAAAGATGCTGAGGAAGTTGATCAGCGCCGTGGGCTCCGTGATATCCGCGCCGCCCAGCAGCACCTCGGCGCCGTTGCCGACGTCGCCAGCCCGGTCAATGAAGATCATCACCGGCGCGCCGCTGCTGAACGGATTGGCCGAACTGCTCGCCCTGGGGACGACGGTCATGTTGCGGTACCCGCTGGCTGCCGAGACGGCCAGGATGTCGAACAGCATCCAGTTGGCAGGCGCGCCGACTTCAACGATGCGGATGGCGCCCTTGAGCACGCTGGTGCCGGCGCCGATCGCGGCCAGCAGGCTGTCGATATTCGTGCCGCCGACGGTGACCGAGTCGATCCGCAATGCAGTCGCTGCGTTTTGCGGCGCACTGCCAAGGCGCAGGCCGCCTGGACCCGGGTCAGCGTCGGCCGTAGTCGGATCGAACACATACGGGAAAGCATAAGCACCACCTGCGGCGAAGGAATTTACGCTTGCCGCGAATGCATTTACCTCTTCCACAAACGTGTCAGCCATATGCGTACCGAACGCAAATGCCTTGTTGTTGTAGCTGCCGTCAGCGCGATCGGAAAGCGCTGGAAACGGTGGAATAGCCGTGAACAAAGGTACTGGAGTTGCCATCAGATATTGCCTTCCACTTTCAGGTTGATTGATGTCGTGCCATACGTGTCGGCCCGAATGCTCCCGGTCACGAAGCCGAGCGTGTTCAGGTAGCCGTAGCGCGGGAGGCCGCTGGCTTCGAACGGCACCGCGGTGTCGATGATGTCGCCCAGGATGGCGTCGGCGTTCATCGCCTGCTCGGCATCGATCACGATGCTGCAGCTGACGTCGCGGCTCGTCGCCCTCCGCACGATCTTGTATGTGCCGTCTGCGTTGTATTCCCGCAGCGTGCGGCTTATACGGTTGGACTCGGCACCGTATTGCGTTCCGCCAAACTTCCCGTCGCCGATGAACTGCCGCCAGTCGCCGAACTTGATCGTACCGATCGCTACCCGCCCGCCGGGCGCCGCAGTGACCGTGATCGTCACCTGAGCATTTGGCGAAAGCGGGATATCGTCGAACGACAGCTGCTCGGTCTTGGCCAGCGTCGAGAAGAGCAGCTCGTAGAAGCCAGCCGCCTGGCTGTACAGGTCGCCGGCCCACTCACGCATGGGCGGCCCGCCGGGGCCATCGCGGACCACGATGCTGTAGCTCGAGCCCTCCATTCCATATACCGCAAGCCCGTTCAGGAACCCGGGGCCGACCACATACGTCAGCGATGTCGTTGCAACCACCTTCGTGTTCGAGTAGTCGTCGAACGGGGCCATGCGGTTTGTCGGGCCGACCCGGTACCAGTAGTTGACGTCGACTTCCGGGTTGGCCGTACGGCCCGTGTGGGCCAGCTTGCATCCCCACACCGAGCCGTTGAACGTGCGCTCGTTGTTGACCGAGTAGCTCGCGCCAGATGCCCAAGCAACCTCGCCGTTCGCCAGGTCAGGTTCCGGAATCGTCGTCCCGGCCTTGATCATGCTGGCCGTGACCTCGATCGGAACCATTACCCTTGCGCTCGTCGTCATGCAACCTCCTTCGTTTTCACAACGTTGAGTACCTCAGCCCGGAAAGCATTGCCGCCATCAGTAGCGTTGTCGAACTGGTCCGCCAATTGATCGGCGCTAGTGGCTGTTCGCTCAGCCGCGTCCGCCCCCCGGCTTGTCACACCCTTCAACGCTGCAACTTCATTTCGCAGTGCACGGATCTCTGCAACCAGCGTCGCAGCGTCCCCAACTGGCTTGCGCAAGGCATCCATCAAAGCGCTCGCCGTGTGGATCCGGGATGGGCCGGTTGCTTCGAGCTCCGGTTCGAATTCACCTACCCAGCGGAGGCCGCCGGCGTGGTCGCCACCATTCGCGAAGCCAGGAACACCCTTCAGTTTCTTGTATTCCGCACTGCCCAGAATGTCGGCACGGATATCCGCAAGCGTGACCCCTTCCGCCATTTTCTGTTTATAGAAGGCGAGGCCGCCGGCGTCAGCAGGTCGGCCCAGCAGTTCCTTGTACAGCTTGGCAAGCTCGCCACCAGCGCTGGCAACCGGGTCCGCCTTGGCGGCGTCGATCGCGAACGAGAATCCCTTGAGCGCCTCGGCGACGGAGTAGATCGACATGTCGATGCCCTTCAGGGCGTCGATCTGCTGCTTGGCACTGTCCAGAATTCCATCCAATGCCTTGAGCGACTGCTCCTCCACACTTACGGTCTTGTCGGTCAGCCCGGCCAGGTCGGCGATGTCATTCTGCGTCGAGTAGAAGTCCCGCAAATAATCCTGCTGGGTGGCGAACATGGACGACGCATCATTGCTCAGCACCGACAGGGCACTTTTCAAACTGCCGGCATCCGGCAATACGCCGCTTGCTTTTGCGATCGCGAGCGCTGCGCGAACTTGCGCCTGGGCGCCAGCCCTGTCCTCTTTTTCCTGCCCAACCACCCTCATGCTGTCGAGCGTGCCGCGCAGCGCAGACGACAGAGCCTGGTGCTTGCTCGTTAACTCTTGCAACGATGCTTTCTGACGCCCGATGACTGATTCGAGTGCAGAGTAAGCGCTGTCCACTCCCGCCAGGATGCTCGCCCCGCGATCCTTGGCACTCTCCGCTGCGGCACGCTGCGCCTCCCCAGCCTTACTGGCCGCATCAGCAGCTTGCTTCAGTCCCTGGATTTGGTCGAACAACGCGCGGTTGCTTTCATCGAGCGCCAGGCGTTGACGATCGAGAAGCTGGGTCGACGACATGGTGAGCTGGTCGTACTGCTCCTGCAGGCCCTTCCGTTCGTCGCTGATGGCCGAGGCTTTCTTGACTGCTTCGATCTGATCGAAAAGGGCTCGGTTGCTTTCATCGAGCGCCAGGCGTTGACGATCGAGAAGCTGGGTCGACGACATGGTGAGCTGGTCGTACTGCTCCTGCAGGCCCTTCCGTTCGTCGCTGATGGCCGAGGCTTTCTTGACTGC